GAGAAAGAAACTGGAAACCATTATTACATCGTCGAATCGGCAACGTGTAGAGTTCTAAATGAAATACAGCGTATGGGTTTAAAACCAGAAGATGTAGAACTCTTATTACATAGTCCAAAAGAGAGAGCTTTATTTGAGACACCAGCTGTACCGAATAACTCTTTCGAACATTCGGAAAGGAAAGTTAACTTCACACAACCACGTATGAATGGAAAACCTCAATCCAACAAGGACAATGCCCAAGGATTAATCAACCAAATGCACCAAAAAGATTTCGATCATATGACATTGGAAGAAATTCAAAGAAAATATGGTACTAATTCAGTACTATATGTTCGGAAATGGAAGGAACAGAATAGAGATGTCAAAATAAATTCTGCACAATGGTTTGATTTAGGAGAAGGCTTATATGGACGTGACATAGGAGCTAGCAAATTACTTACAATGAGCTTATCTGAGAATACACCTGAAATGGCAAAATGGAGATTCGGTTCATATGCAATTGATATTACTCAACCAAGAATGATTGGTACACCACAATCTGATCAAGCAGTAGAACCCGCTGTAATGAATCAAGCAGCACAAGGACAACAAGCTAGGACAGCAGTTGACATGGGAAATCCCCAACCAACACAAGTTGTTCCTGCTATGACTACCAATTCAGACCCAACAAATGCAGCTCTTGAATTAGCGCCAAAAATGGCACTAGTACCTTTTGGAGCACCGAATATGTTAGCAATGGGAGCCATCACATTTGATCTAGTGAATTTAATTTCCTCTCAACATCTTGATTGTGACATTGAATTTGGAATCCCAGCAGATGCACCATCAGGAACTATTGTAGCAGTTATTCCTTATGATCCTGAATCACAATTCGTTAACGAGTACATCAAAGCTTACGTTGCACTACACGCTCGTTATACAGGAGCTCTTGAATTTAGGTTTACCGTTATTGGTAATCCTTTATACAGTGGCTCTATGATGATTGGTTGGCAACCTCGTATTCCAAAAGGAACAACAATTAAAATAAGTGAACTACAAAAGTACTCTTATCATGCTGAATCAACAATACTACCATGGAACAAAACTCAT